ATCGTGACGACTTCCGGCGTGTATCCCTTGGCCTTCTTGTCGGCGTTCGGCCACGACACTGTCCCAGCGACGCGCATAATGCGCGACGGGTTCACGACGACCTGATCTGTTTGCAGGCTGTGTGCGATGCTGCGCTGCACGTCTCGCCAAGCATCGAGATTGTAGACGGGTTCCTCAAGCTGCCAGTATGCATGGCCGCGCAAGTATGGCTGGGTTCCGGTTTTAACGCTTGCCGTGAATTTTGGTCCAGCAAATGACAGGATGTTGTTCATGCCGTCCTTGTCGTCCGCATCGGCAAACTGGAAGAACGCGGCGAGAATGTCGGTGTCTTTCGCGCCATTGTTGGGGCCAATATTGGCGTCGCCATCGACTGGGTTGATGCACATATAGACGTTTTGCTTGGCCTTATTCATGGCCTCCGCGTGCTGCACGGCTTCGTCGATCCAGTCTACTGAAAAGCGTGCCACGTTGATCGACCGGCTCTGGCTGATGCAGCGTAGCTCGATCATCGGGTTTCCGTCGATTTGGCCCCAGTCCTGGGTTATATATTCTATGAAGTCCTTTATTTTACTAGCACTTGCTTGCAATTCTGCCCCTGACACGCTAACCTCCATTATGGTCGAGCCTCCATTGTTTGATCTGCCTCTACTGCCCCAGCCCACGACAGGCTGGGGCTTTTTTGATTAAAACTCGACGTCATCCAACGCTGCCGGAGCAACAGCCGGTGCCGGTTGTGGCGCTGGCTGCGGTGCTGGTGCTGGCGTCGGGTCTGTGGCGATACCTGCGGCTGCGCCCTCCTTCAAACAGTCCGGCGTCTCAACCCATTTGACGACTTCCAGAACCGGCGCAGCAGTTGAGCCGCCCTTGAACTGCATATTCTTGACGTCCACCAGCTTGACCACCGGCAGCATACCCTTGGCTGGCTGCTGCGCCAGCTTCGGGGCCAGATCGGTCAGACACTGCCAGACCCCTGCGCCCGCCTGTTCCCACAGAGCCGCCTCGCCGCCACCGATGGCAACGCGGATTGAGAAGCCTTTTTTGAAATCTTCGCTCGGCTGCGGCATCATCTGATTGACGCTCGCGTTCCACTTCCACTCCGGCGCGACGCCCGCTATCCCCTCGGATTTCTGCCAGCCTGTCTTCATGCCCTCGATGTCGAGAATGATCGGCTTGGTCGCCGCGTCAAAGGTGGTTTTCTGCGAACCGTCACGAATGTAAAACGTCCGAGCCGAAACCTGACCATCCAGCGATCCACGTGCTGACCACTGAAAAAATGGTCCAGATACGCCGTCGCTTCCTGTGTCGATTGCAAACATTGTTGTTATCTCCTGTTTTGCTGTTCTGCCTACATGGGCTTTTAGATGCCGCTGACGCCCAGCGGTCAGGCATTTACGGTTAGATGCCGTAAAATTCTTTGCGCAGCTCCTCGCTGCCAGACCAGTAAAAACTGTTAGGATTTACTGGCACTACAGCCTTGGCCGCGTCCTTGTCTAACACGCTCAGAAATTTCTCCAACCGTGTGATCTGCGCCTTTGCACGGCCCAGCGTCTCGGCCACGTCGCCGTCCTCCAGCCAATTGGCCTTTTTGGCGCTGACGTACAGAAATTTCACCGCCATGTTGCCCTTGGCCGCCGCGTAGATGCAGCGCTGAAGCTGGTGTTCTGCTGACATTTTCGACGGGACGCGATTTGTTGTCTTGAGATCCACAACAGTGCCGTGCTGCGGAAACACGAGGTCAAGGTATCCGATCACCGGGATTGACCAGCCGTCGCCTTTGGCGGTGATGCTGATTTTTTCCTGCGGGTGTTCGCTATCCGCTGGAAATTCCGGCTTGCCAAACTCGACCAGCTCTTCCAGCGCGAGCTGCACGGTCGGCTCGATCACGTTGCGTTCCTTGGTGGTTTTTTCATCGGCAATCAGGAACCGCTTGTCAAACTTTTCAAGCGCCGCCTTGATGCTGTCGGTTTCGCTTTCGCCCATCAGCGTAGAGACCACTGCGTCCTCGATGCAGATGCCACGCCAAGCGGCGGCACCCATCGGCGTGCGCTTCCCAAACAGATACTGCAAGACCCAGACGTCAGGTGCGTTCGCCCATAGGTTGATGCTGCTGGCCGAAAGGTGTTCAATGCCGTGTTTTTCAAAGCCGTTCATACCCGACCCCCGCGATAATAAGTGGCAATCAGCAGCGCCTCCGCGCGATGCTCGTCCTTTTTGCGCTTCAGTTGTTCAGCGATTGCAGGATACCACTGCGTCGCCAGCCGCCGAGCCGCGTCCTTGTCTTTCGGCAGGTTCATCGCGCGCTTCCATTTTGCAGGCGTGACTGTCGTGAACGGGATGCGCGTCATGGCCACCGTAGCGGTGATCTGCCCGTACCCCATGCCCAGTTTGAATGTTGAGCTGACGCCCTGCTGAGGCATCGCCTGCTGGCTCTCAATGACAACGTGGTCCACGTCCACGCTCTCCAATATGTCAGCAAGGGCGAGGCTATTCAGGCCACCCTCTGAGTAGGTCGGCAGGTCGTGGACCTCGACCCATCCGTCGCCAACAAGGCCGACGCCGCCGGTCTTGTAGCCGCAATCGATCCCAGCGATAATCATACGAAGTCGCGCGGCTGCTGCGTGATTACGCGGTCCCGGCTCAGACGCTCCAGCAGCGCCAGCTTGGTGTACGCGCTAATGCTTAGGCCAATTGCCTTCGCAGCGACGCTGACGGCCTCGACCTGCTCCTCGGTCCAGCGCAATCGTATTTCCTTAGTTCCTTCAGTCATGCTCTTCTCCTGAGTTGATGGTGTGGACATTAAGTCCATAAAAAAGTCTAGTCAACATAATTTTTCCGCTTGACGTACACTTTTTGTGGACTTATTGTACATGCATAGGCAGTGAACAGAAGGAACACAGACATGGCAATCTTCAACGTAACGCTTGGCGAACTCAGCGGCCAGTTTCATGCAGCATCCAAACTTGCCGCTGTCCATATGGCAGCGCGTCAATGGAACCAAGGCGGTGAATTTACCGTAAAGCGCCTTGCCACTGAGAAGAAGGCGACCACAGCCCGCCGAGCTTACAAGTGCGACTGCTGCGGCGAAACCATCGGCAAGGGCGACGGATATTTCCCTGTGGCCCGCACAATGGGGAACTCGAATAAGCAGACGTTTGATGGGACCGGCATCATTGAGCATGGCCTTCGCTATACCGAGCGCCGCTGCGTTAGCTGCAACGAGGCAGCGCAATGACACGCAGCGACATTCACGATTATGCAGCACGCTTTGACATCAGCGACGACGAGTGCGACCGAATTGCGGAGGCGTCCGCAACCTTCGACGATTTCAAGCGCATTTGGGAAAACGAAACTTGGTGGCGCGACGAGTAATCAAAAATATGGAGAGACCCAAAATGTCAATGGATGCGATAATGGCAGTTTGCGTGGAAGTTTTCTACAGACCCGCCGACAATTTTCGCCAATCAGCAGCGTGGGTCGCTATGCCCGTTGATGAAGATGAGCGGCAAGTTGGAGATGCGTCTTACCATAGGCTCAAACGTGACGCTGTAAGCGCGGCCAGAAAGTACAGCCTGCCGATAAAGCTGTACACAATCAAAGACGAATACTTGAGGACGATTGAATGAAACACCTGATCGAAGACGCCATCGGCGCAGCAGCCCTCATCATGACAGCATACCTCGTCATGCTGTTCGTGTTTAACATCTGAGAGGAAGAAAAATGTTGCGAAAAATCAGAACTTTGCTGGCAGACCTGATAACTGGTGGCGAATACAGCGAGAACAAGCGTGCGCTGAATAAATATTACCGCAAAGACCTCGCTGACGTTTTGGAGATAATATCGCCAACATCCACACCGTTTTTATCGACGCCCAAAAAATATGATGAAAATGACTTCTATAGCTGGACTAAGCCAAATGAATGAAACGCTAAAAGACCTGATCGCCTACCGCGACTATTGCAATCAGCAGGCCGAAAACCTGATCGAGCGCTACGGCACTGGAGTACGTCCATCGTGGGTTGGTGTGGACTTGGCGATCACGATCCACAACAGGAACCGAGCGCAGGAAGAGATCGACAAGCTGGAGGCTAAGCAATGACGCCGAAACAGGAAATGATATACGGGGAGCTGTGGGCGACTATGGCGGCTCAGGAGGGCCACAAGCCGCGACTTCCTAAGGTTACCCCGCCAGAGATTAAAAGCCTGAACCAGAAGCGCAATCGAGCGCCGCTGACGCAGAAAGTCATTGACCTGCTGAAGAGAAAAGGTCCGATGCGCTCAGGACCAGCTGGAAAAATTCTCGGCATCCCGCCCGACAATGTGAGATCGACATTCAACCGGCTCGCCAAAAACGGACAGATTAGGCGGTATAAAACAGATGCGAAAAACGGGTATATGTACTGTGTGGATGACGAGAAATGATCGAACATATTAACCGCCTAGAGCGCATCGCCAATATTCTGAAAGCAGACTCGGAAAGAAACAACAGGCCGCAGGTTAAAATGCGGGCCGAAGAAATTCTTGCCCTAGTAAATTCAATCCGCCGTCGGCTTGGGCAAGAGGTAGCCGACCGCACAAAAGAGAAAGGGCTTCGTAACCAGCAATCTTAGCAAACAAAGGAAAGAGCAAGTCCCTGCTCGGACAGGGGGGGACACCCACCCCCCTGTCCACCTTCTTCGATAAGCGGACAGCAACCTCAAACAAAGAAAGGCTCTGGATACGAGGATGTTTTAGATTTGGTCGCTACCGAATTGCGCCACAATCCGACTGACCAATCGTCCGCTTTTCAAAGATGGGAGAAAGCATGAAAACAATCTGGGTACTCGTGGTTCTATCCACCACAGGAAATCAAGCGACCGGCTGGTTCGACAACAACCGGGACTGCGCAGATCGAATGGCAGAATATCACTCTGCCCTGAGAGACATCGACACATACCAAGGCTCTCAATGCGTTGACACAGGCATTGTGGTTGCAGCGCCAGTGCCGCCATTGAGGGGATCTGGGAGTGAAGAGAAATGAATTACAACAGCACAACGACACTGAACCACATTCGTGATGCGTTACCCTGTGAAGACGGTTGGATAAAGCTGCTCAAACATCTCGGCAAAACAAAGGCTGATGATGAGCCGCTTGACCTTCTGACGGTCCTAGACAGTAACGGCCTAGAAGACGCCCTGTGGGTGTTGTCGTATGCAATGCCGGATGATCGTCTAGCGAGACACTTTCAAGCGTGGCTTGCCGAACAAACTATGCGTGCCGTTGGTCGGGAGCGACCTAATGATGATCGTGTTCACAATCAGATAGAGATGCTGCGCAATGATTTTGCAACGGAGAATGAGCGCATCGCCGCTCGTGAAGCTGCCCAAGACGCTGCTTGGGCCTCTGATAGCTCCTGCGATGGTTTGGACGCCGCTTGCTTGGTTATTGCTTGGTCTGATGTTTTTGATGCTGCTAGGACCGCTATTACAGCCCCGTTTGATAGCGACGCTAAAGATGCTCAGGAAGCGCAGTTGCGTAAAATGATAGGCGCATCGGATATGAAAGCTGAACTCAAAAAGCAAGCGCTGCAATATCTATCTGACACAGGGCAGCTAGGTGAACGTGTAGGTGAACTGACTGCTGTCTTAGAGGAAGTAGATGCTTGGGTAGACGAGACGGGGTACTACGCAGACGATGGGGCTGTGCTTGTACCTGTCTTCAAGAAAGTCAAAGCCGTATTAGGAAAGGGCCAAACCAATGACTGATCAAGAACGCGTCACGATCCGCACCGGATCACGCACCTACGCGACAGGCATCCTGCAATGGCGGGATGCAGAGAAAGCCACTGCCGTCATCAAGGTCAATAACAAGATCATCAGCGGTCAGGAAATCAAGAAGGACCAACCCAATGACTGACCGATCTACAGTCTTAGAACTCGCAAATGAATACATCACCAAGGACAGAGCGGCAACGCACGGCGGTGCCGAAGATAGCTTCAAAACTATCGCAGCATTCTGGTCCGAGTATCTGGGAACCAGCATAGAAAAGCATGACGTTTGCGCAATGATGGTGCTACTCAAGCTGGCCCGCATCAAGGGCAACCCCAGTCACCTCGATAGCTGGATCGATGTGGCTGGATACGCTGCCCTCGGCGGAGAAATCACAAGCTGCGAGACTGGGTTTACAGATTTAGTTCGAAATGGTGCGCCCAGATGAATACGTCACCAAGGATCGAGCGGAACCGCACGGCGGTGAAATCACCAGCGAATAATCACACAGTTTTTGCAGCATCATAGATTGCTTTGGCAAGCTCTTTCGATTTAGCATCGGCCAGATCGCAGCTGTCTGGATTGCTGCCGAAATACGGTTCAATCAGTGCGGCGGGTGCTTTGCCCGCCCACAGCGACCGGCCACCCCTGTCATCTTTTGACACGACTTTTACCCCACGGTCCCGCTCACCCATTACGGCAACCATGCGGGCCTGTAGAGCCTCGCACAGAACGGTGGAACCGGATGAGCCTGACGACAATGTTTCGCATCCAGCAACGCGCTCATCGCTCGCCGCATTGAAGTGAAGCTCAACGCTAGCCGTGGCTCCCCAGTCATTAACCTCTGAGTACACTCGATCAATCTCAGCAGAGTATCCGCCACCCTTAGTGCGATAGAAGATGCGAACGTCATCTCCAAGCGCCTCGATCTCTTCGGCAAGCGCCGAGTTCCATGAGTATTCAGTAACGCCATCGGTAACGCGCACCGCGCCTTGGGCCTTGCTGTTGTGTCCGACGATGATTGCGAGCTTCATTTGTCTTTCCTCCGTAACCACATGACTGCATTGAATAGGCTCTGGCCCATACTGTTTGGTGTCGGAAGAAGCCAGCCAATCAAGCCCAGCAACAGAACCCAAGGCGGGATCCGGTCGTTCGTCACCGTAATCGTCTCCACTCTCTGAGTTTCAACGCCGCCCGTGCTTTGAACCACATCCCGTCCGGCTTTAGTTTCCGTTTGCTGCGCCACAACCTGCTGCGTGTTCTCTTGCCCCGCCTGCACATTGGCTGCAACGTTCGGTCCGCCCCCTGTAAGCAAGCTGAGAGGCCCAGAGCCGCCGCAGGAGGCTAGGAACAGGCACGATATGAGTATGAGGCTACGCATCCACATCCACGTCTGTGCGGGCCTCATGCTTGCTCGGCTTGCCGTTCACATAAATTCCGTAGAACCCAGCACCAGCCCCAACAATAACAGAAACAAACGCTGACTGGCTGTTGGTCGGCGCATCGAGCGCCATGAACCATTCAGTTGTTCGATAGAAAGCCAAGCCATACAGCGTGATAATAAGCCTTGGCCACACGCGCCACCTATCAAGCGTCTCAGGTGTCATCGTCAGACAGCGTTACTTCAAACTTAACGGGCGGATACTCGATCGCAACGGGCCACATTCTTTGCAGCCATGTGCAGCGAGGAACCTCAGTGACCCGATACGTCGCCGGCCCTTCGGCAAGCCCGCTGCCTACTGCGACCGTTGCGATAAATGATGTAACGCCAAGCTGATCGACAGGCACTGGTGTGAAATCGCTAGTCTCTAGCATGTAAACCATATCGTTTGCATCGGTCACCTTGCGGCGCAGAGAAATAGCGCACGACCTGTAGACATCGCCAGTCCAGCGATATTGAAGCGTCGGGTCGTCTTTGGTTGGAGCTTTAACAACCGCGACACTGATGTCGCGAGACGATCCGTCGTTGTAGGTTAGGATTGGATACAGAACGAATACCGGAAACCAGATACACGCAAGCAAAATGGTTATAAAAATATCCCGTCGGCTTAGGCTAATTGCTGCTTTCATTTAGTCAAACCCTGCAACCAAACAGCAAGCCCATCTTTGAACAAAATCCACGCAGCAGCAATGGCCAGCATTACTTGCGCAAAGCCACCCAACCACTTGAACCGAGCAAACGCGGACTTCCAAAATAGATGACCGCGTGCCATCTCTAGCAGAGCGGCTTTCTCTTCTTCACTGAGGTCAGCCCAATTTTCAGGTGGCGCACGCATCTCTTATCCAATCACTAAAATTACAGCCAAACCCGACTAGGCGTCACAGGGTTCTGCCCATAGACAGCATCGAGGGCTTCCACGTCATCACGCAGGGTGTTCACCGCTTCAGTGTCTTCCGGGTCTTTGTTGGGGATGCCGCCACGGATGCGGATGTTCACGTGCCAGCCATCCAGCGGTGCCATCTCAGGGTACTCAATGCCCTCTGCGTCCGTCAGCATGTTTCCTGTCGGCTTGTGAATGACCCCCACAATGTCGATAGCATAGTCGCGGGTGTTCATTACCAGATAAGGCTCTCCCACGTCTGTAGTGGTCTCCTCGCCAGTCTCAGGGTCTACAGTGGTCTGTGTCTCCTGGTGATAGAAGTCAGACATGGCCGAAGCCATCTGCGCCTCATCTGCGAACTTCAGGTAGAAGTCTGTTTTAGGTGTTACGATTTCTTCGGTCATGACGTTAGCTCCTGAAGCTGGGCGTTAGATAGGCGACGTGGGTAGTACTTGAGGGACTTGATGTGGCAGTTGAGCGTAAGACTGCTGGTCCCATCAACTCTCGACATATCAAGTTTAGATATTGTTGACGGAATTGTTGCAGACGTGTCTTCAGCAGACAAAGAACCATCAGCGCAAGAAACAACACTATTAGTCTTAAACGACCCAGCGTATTTGAAAGCAGCGCCATCCCCATTATTATCAAAGCCAAGGGTCGTAGACCATTGCGTTACACCAC